GGTGAGTATGACAAAGCGTCGATTGACGAAGTGTTAGGCAGTAAGATATTTGGAGACGCCGTGAGTTCGTATATAAAGAACGTTAACGGCAAACAGGCAATCTTATACGCACACTCGGTAGAATACGCTAAGGAGTATGCTAAGGCGTTCATAGAAGCAGGTGTTAGTGCAGCTAGTGTTGATGGTAAGACGCCACAAGTTGAACGCGACCAGATAATAAATGATTTTAGGGATGGAAAATTAAATGTGTTGTGTAATAACGATTTAATTTCCGAAGGTTTTAATGTTCCTAACTGTGAAGTTGTGATTATGTGTCGGCCAACTGCTTCGCTAGTACTGTATTTACAACAGTCTATGCGTTGCATGCGGTACGTCGATGGCAAGCAAGCGATTATCATCGACCACGTCGGCAATTACATGCGATTCGGCTTGCCGGACGACGATCGTGAATGGTCGTTGACTGGTAAGAAACGTAAGAACGACGTTGACGCACCCGACATACACACTTGCGAAGCGTGTTATCAGGTATTCTATTACTGGAAAGATAATTGTTGCCCGTACTGTGGTACCCCTAAGCCGGCACCGGACCCACGAACTGAACAGGGAAAGAAAGAGATTGAAGAAGCTGAAATGATTGAAATTGCCAAGCGCGTCATCACGGGTGAAGATAGCCTGATTGAGCTGTATAATAAGTTTAGGGCGCGTAAGATGACGAACACTGGCAATGTACGACGGCCAATTAACGCAGCGATTCGTCGGCGAGTTGTTGCGAACGGCGGTTATATATCGTCAAGCGAGTTGCACGCGTTTGCTCGTGAATTAGGCAAAAAGTTGCCTTACATTTACAGATTATATAAAATGGCAGGTGGTAAATGATGAAATATGTATGGTGGTTCGTGCTCGTAACACAAATGATTAACGCGGTATATGGCGTTTTGACGCACGATTATAGCATGGCGACGTTCTCATTAATTTTAATGATTATTTCAAAGCTTTATATTGACAGTTACGAGTAGTAGTAGTATATTATAGTCATCAATTAGAAAGGATTGTGGAATATATGACTGAATGTGATTTTAACGATGGTGACATCGTTCTGTTGAAAAATGGAGTATCTGGTAAGGTAAAACGTAGGCTGGCGTTTGATGGCTACTTAGAAGACGGATACGACTTTAAATGTAAAGACGTGTTAACGGTTTGCCAGCGGGTTAATGTTGGTGACATCGTTAAGTTTAAACCGTTTGATGTTGTTTGCCAGTATTATGGTGAAAAATGTAGCAGTGCGTTCGGAATATTAAGAGATTATTACCCCGAAGAAGGAATCGTTAAAGCTTCTGAAAGTTGCGATATGGATAGTTGTTTCGAAATAAAAGGCAGCAACTTAACTTTTCTATCTTCAATGGTAGAATGCACTAACCATAGCTATGTTATTGCAATTAATAACGTCGGCTATGTGTCAAGCAAGTACAAAGTTGACGGCAGGAAAGCAAAAGCTAAGCGTTTTAGCAGCCGTGCAAAGGCTGAATTGTTTGCTGCCATGTGGTTTCCAACTGCGGATTATGAGGTAATCGAATGAGTATCATGGGCGAAGAGCAATCAATCCAAAACGATATTCGCGTAAAGCTGGCACAAGCTGGCTACATTGTGTTTAGAACCAACGTCGGAAAGGTTAAAACGTCTGACGGCAGATGGTTCGATTCTGGCTTGCCAGTGGGGTTCCCTGATTTAATTGGATATAAGCCTGATAACGGCCGAATATTCTTTATTGAGGTTAAGACGGATCGTGGTCGGCGACGTAAAGATCAAGTACAGTTTGCTAAGAACGTTGCGGAACAAAACGTCATTTACGGCGTGGCACGTTCAGCCGAACAAGCACTATATATTGTTGATAACGAATTGAACATCACGGAGGATAAGTAAAATGAAAGTTGTTTATGATGTAAATGCACATGCACTATTGAAGTTGGCACCGCGGGTTTACTACGATATTGTGGTGCGTGAATATGTTCACGAACCAGAAACAATTATTGAAAATTCCAGGAATCTTTTTATTAGCAAACTTGAATCTGAAGAACTAGATACGCTAGTATCAGATACGCTCGCGAATGATTTTGCTTGGCTCAATCGCGTTATCAGATACGGCGGCGAACTATACGTGTATGATAAGTACATGAAGAAAGCTGTTAATGTATTCAGCGGTGGCACGCTAGACGCTTACCCAAAAAACTTAGAACCGCTGTTTGAAATGAGTATCGGCGACGTCGTGTTCTATAACGGCGACTGGCGGGAAGTCGAACGCAATGATGGCAGACATCGGAGTGTTGAACTAGATGACGGCGACACGGATATTGCAGCAGATGAACTCGTAGTGATTGAACAGACGTGCGACGCGTTGCGTTCGGTTATCGACGCTACGGACAGCGTCTCAGCAGTCATGACGCGAGCACAGTTCGACCGATTGCCAGACGCCGTAGAACACCCGTCACACTACAACCATGGCGGACGTGAAACAATTGATGACATCAAAGATCATTTAAACGATAGTGATTGGAATGCTTACCAAGGCGGACTACTGTTCAATGTCTACAAGTATATCGACCGTGCGCCGTACAAAGGCAAACGTTTAGAAGACCTTAAAAAAGCCGCGTGGTATCTTGGAAAATTAATTGATGAGGTTGGTTGAAGTGTTTGGTGAGGATTGAAAATGATTAAATTTTTATCGCTGACAATCGCCTTTATGTTTTGCGGATTATGGTCGTTATTTTTTACAAGATTGGTTAGAGATAATCCCAAAACATGTTGGACTATAATCGCTTTGGTGTCAGTCATGGTATATTGTTTATATTGATAACAAATGCAGGTTCTCACTGAAAAGGTGGGAACTTTTTTATTTAACTGTTGACTTTGTTGTACGTGCAACATTATAATAGTATTAACAAATCAAAGGAGGAAATATAAGATGATTAAAGTACACGATTCACATGATCAATTCGATTTTAAGAGTAGAGATTTTTTCAAAACTGAAAACTATCAATTTTATCGTAGCAATAGGTATGCCAAAAATATGATAAACAATCGGCATGATTTGAAAATGAGTAAATACAATAATGCTGGATACGGATATGCCGTATTTAATGGTATGCACCCAGTGGGGCTTATATGGTTTCTTAATCAAGTAACGAGCAAGTATACGTATGTAAGAATAAGCAGATATGAAAGTATGAGCAATGACAATTTTATTGCAGTATTATCTGAACTTAACGACTATTTTAACAAATACGAATATACGTTAATTTTAAAAACGTGCTTACCTTATGCACAAAGTATTTTGAATAAGAATTTCGTTGGAAAGTTTTCTAAAGCAAGCCATAGCAAGCGTGGAGCTAATGACCGCAGCACGAAAGATGTATCGGTCGATGGTATTACTTATGATTTGAGTGTTCACAAGCCAACATTTAAAAAATGGTTTAAACACGGAACAATTGAAGCTTGAATTATTATTATACGGATTATAAAAGGAGAATGAAAAAATGGCTAAAAAATCAATAACGCCAAGTTTACGACTTAACGAGGACGACTATCTTAAACTAAAGGATCTTAAAGAACGATACGGTGTTTCATGGACGAAATTCATTGAATACGCCAATGCACTCATCGAAAAGGACATGATTAAGAATGGACACTAAAAAATATGTCGATTGTTTCAGAAAAACGATTATTGAGTACGGTATTCCGAACAATCAAATAGTTACGGAGGTTGGCGACAATGATTGAATATATATCGTTTATCACGGCGTTTAACGCGGTTGCAGTAGCTGAGCATAAACAGAATCGTCCATTCCTATTGTTAGCAGCCAACCTTGCGGTTACTGTGGCGTTTATGACTATTTTTGGAGGTGTGCTATGACTAGAAGATTAATGGCCGCTGGCTGCATTATGCTGATTACTTTCATGAACTGGCTAGCAGCGTGTTCACTATCAGACGACGAAAGTGATTATCAGGAACTAGCAAAGAAAATGTTTTTAGAATCTGCACTTCCGGCGGCATTGGTAGCGGCAATAACAGTATAGAATTAACCGAGTGGGAGACTTTTTAAAAGTTTCTCACTTTTTTATCTA